ATAGTACGCTGGATAATTCCGTTGACGTTGGAAATTAACAATTCGTAAAACAAGCCGCTTTCGTAAGCGTAAAAGATCTGGCCGTTAATGAATTGACTTTTTACCAGCTCAATAGCATCTTTGGTAGCATAGGTTGAGTTAACTATACCCGATGCCACTGGCAAATAGTTTTCGGTGTCGTTGGCATCTGTTGTTAGTTGTAAAAATACTAACTTGGAATTAGGATTAACTGCGGGTGCTACAATTTCATTAAAGAAGTCTGGATTGTCAGCAACACCGTCTGAGTCACTGTCGCGATAACTGACCACAACCTGGAAGTCATTTACAAAACCGTCGCTTTGTACAGGTTGTCCAATGATTTCCATTGATATGTCGCCTGGCAAAGGCGAGTTTGAATCAGGCTTGGAATTGGTTTTAAGTACGCGAACAAAGTCTTTGATTACTTTGCCAGTCTTGCTGTCGTATATTTTTTCACTGGTATCAAAGAAAAATCTAGTTTCGATAATGCTGGCAAAAATGTAATCTAATCCACGTGATACCACTGTGTAGGATTGACCATTGGTCACAAACTGTACTAGCCAGCTGGCGTCAAGATTTACGCCTTGTGTGTTTTGTGCATTGGTCAAGCTGAAAGGGGCGTCTTGTGCCAAGTTGGTGCTGGTAATAACATACCATGTGCTGGTCAAGTTGTTGTAGCCTATGCCAAAGTTTCTAAACAGTTCAATCTGCTGCAACATACTTTGTTCTACAGTAGCGGGAATGTCGTCAACAAATTTTGGAATCACTTGTTGTGCCAATGCGCCAGTTGGTACAAACACGTTGAGTGCAACAGGTCCAGACCCATCAGGCAAGTTGCCTAGTCCTGAAGCTGTACCGTCCAGTACCACAGCACTGATAGTGGCCCAGATTTCTAACTTTTCATCAGCACGAATTGGCACACCAGCTACCAAGCGATTGTTGGCATCAAAGAAATAGCCAGCCGGTGGAATAAACTTTACCAAAGATCCTTGAGTGATGTACTTGGCGTTGTTGCTGGCATAGCTGCCAATGCTTTGTGGAGTCAAGTTACCAGTATTGTAAAAATATCCTGTGGTTTCGTTCACAATAGTAGTGCTTTGATTCCACGCTAGATTTAACACCAGCAGGCTGGGACGCAGGAAGTTGGCATAATAAAACTGCAACATTTGTCTGGAACTCAGCAAAGGTTCAATTGAGTTTGTGATGATGTCTACAATGTCGTTGCGATTGATCCAGTCAAATTCAAAACTAGTCAAGGCATTTTGTTCGTACAACATGCCGTCGCTGGCAAAAATATTTGTGCTAGAGTATTTGCCAGTGACATCTGCCAAGTCAATGTAACGTGTGGTACCAGTTGCTGAACGTGCAACTGCTTTGCTTTTGATAATGTTGTTGTAACGAGTAAACGGAAAGTTGTTGTAGTCTTCGCCGTTGACCATTCTGTTTTGTGTATAGTAACGAGCAGGAGCACGTTGTTTGATTTCTTCTAAGGTTTCGCGAGGTTGTGCATTTGATACTGGACTTGTGATTCCACAGTTGAATGTTAGTACTTCGTTGCGACCATAGCGACTGACATAGGTAACTTCTAACACAACACTTTGCATTTCTTCAGGATTGATAATGTACTCTAATCCGTTGGAAGCACGAACATAGGTGCGGAAAAATCCCACAGGCACTTCTGAAAACACACCATCGCCGAATGTCAAGGTAATCTGATCATTAACACGACTGGTTATGCTGTAGATCTTTCTTTGATTGGGGGCCAACTGTTCGACTGCTCCGGCATAAATGCTTTCGGCATAGGCCCACTCGCTGGCGACTGTTCCAATATCATCCAGTTGGTACAACCAGTAGTCTTCGTTGTTGACACCTTCAATATTGATGTCGACTGTGCGATTGGTAATGGCTTCAGCCAAATTGAAGTCTTGATTCTGCAACACACCTTGCTTGAACAAGAAGAAGAAGCCGGAGTTGTTGGATCCAAATCCCAGTTGATCGTTACGAAATAATATGTTGAATTCGCCGTTGGGTTGAGGCGGCGGTTCATACACATAATTTTTGCCTTGTGTTGAAGAATTTACAGCTTCAAAAGGCATGTTAACACCATCAACGTTAGCAGTGTAAGGTATAACTGGCAAGAATCCTGTGGCAAAATTTATAGTGTATTCATCGGTTTTAATGCCTAAGATTGTTTGGCTGCTGGCTGGGCGACCAATTTTCTGGCTGTCCACAAGCGCAGCATTGATTACGTAGATGAACTGCTCTTGCCAATTGATATTTGTAGGGTCGTTCCAGTTGATGGTGACGTTTGACAAGTTGACACCGTTAATATCTGTGATACTTTCTGTAGTTTGAACCGAAAAAACTTTTAAAAAGCCTTGTGCTGCTTGGTTACGTTTGGGAGTATAGCTGACTAGGTCAGCCAGGCGAATCACTGAGTCACGTCGTTCTGCTGTGTCTAGGAAGTTTTCTCGAGCATTTAGATCATTACGGAAGGCTAGAGCCTGTCCCATAAATGCCATGACATCTAACAGGGCAATGAATTCTGACGATTCAATGTAGTCGTTGAATGTTTCTGGGTAGTATAAACGCAGATAGTCTACAAAACTCTTGCGTAGAGTTTCAAAATCGTAGCTTTGGAAGTCGGCTTCTCTGTAGGTTTGGTACAGACGCTTCCAATCTTCTACTCCAAATATTGCTGTTTGTCGCGCAGTTTTAGCCATGTTATCTCGTCAGTAGAGTATTTATTCGAGTTAAAAACAGCGTAGTTTTAGATGAATGTGGCTCTACGAGTTTCTTGATCTAGAAATAGCGACAGCAGTTGCGCTTCTGAACCGTTTACTACACGAACAAATACCTCTATCAATATGCCATTGTCCTGTGGATACACTTGTGCATCTTGTAGGCTGACTCGCGGGTCGCCGCCGGCTACACGTTGCACTTCGGCTAAGATTTCTTGTGTTGTGTCTACTGCTTGATTTTCAAACACATAGCTCCACAAGTTTGTTCCGTACTCGGGTCGTCCAGGAATTTCTCCCTTTTGAATATTAAAGGCATTAGACAAATCACGTTTGATCAACTCAAAGTCAACCAAGGTAAATTTTTTATACTGATTGATAGTATTAAATCCAATAAATGTAGTCATACAAATACTTATCCCTATAACGTGTTGCTGCTATCAGACCTGTCGTCCCAGAGCGTTTTTATTGGCAGCCAGTTTTGCTTCTTGTGCAATTTCTGCATCAATTTGAGCCTGTGACTGAAATTGAGAATCAGCATAATTTACATTTGTAGTTCCTCTGGTTTGTGCCAATGCTGCGTCTGCATTTGACCCTGCACTAGATACTGGCAGACCTGAACCTGTGCCCAAGAACGTTGATTGTCCTGCAGATTGTGCAGTTTGTGTGCCAAAAGTTTGTTGGAATTCTTGTAGGCTGTTTGTTCTGCCTGTTGTACCTGCAGTGCCGGCGGTGGTGGTTGTAGAACCTGTTCCTGTGCCGAACTTTGCCAACTCTGCTTCGCCCCAGGTATTACCGGCTGCTGCACCAAGGGCGGCAGCTTCCCGTTCAGACTTGCCTTCAGCAATGGCCTTGTTGAACGCTTCAGTTCTTACTTCCTGTTGTCCTTTTCTAATGTCAATTGAAGTCACAGTGTAATCAGGCACAGGTACTTTCTTGTCACCAATGACTCCAGCAATGGCATTTGTCACAGGCAGACGATTCACAGTGCCCACTATGCCAGCAATGGCTATGGGGCCACGAGCACTGGATCCACCAAACACAGCACCCACAATGCTGGTGGCAACTTTGATTGCAACCTGTGCATTCTTGGAAATCTTGTTGATTTGATTTTGTACAAATGCATTAGCCTGTCCTGCTGCCCACAGCTTGACGTTTTCTGGTCCGTACTTGGCAGTGGATTGCAACAAGGATCCCAACTGCGGAACTGTTTCTAATCCGTTGAGTACACCTGTTTTTTTCAAAGCAGTAAGTCCATCTTTCATTAGACCCTGCTGCAAGCGTGTCTGCAACTGCGGATTGGTCAATATGCCACCAATGTTGCTGACGCCGTTCTTGCCAGTCCAGATAGTGGGGCTGGTCAGCACAGCGTTGAGTGCGTTGGAGTTTCCCAAATACTTACGAACTGTACCGGGTTTGATTAGACCCAGTTGTTCTAGCTGTAGCGGAGAGAATCCGTATTGTCCAATACCTTTCAGTGGGCTGAACGCATTGGCTGCTTGACCCACGCTGGCAGCAGCTGAACTTAACAAGCTGGTCACTTGTGGTACATTCAAACTGCCAATGCCAGTGGTGGCGGCTGTTTGTTTGAGTATCTGAGCCGGAGTCACTGCTTGTGTAACTGGCAAGTTGGTTAAACCAGCAGTGGCTACTGTAGTAGGTGTTGGGGGTATCACAGAAGCGGTAGATGGAGTACCTACAAATCCTGAACTGTCGCCGCTGGCGCCGCCGCTGGCTGTGAATTGTGTCACAGTGGATTTGGCTTCTACACCGCGGTTGTGATAAGGGTAAGGCTCGTGTGTGGGCGCACGGCTCACAATGGTTATCAGCTTGCCTTTTTCTTCTTCCCAGCCTTTGCCTTCTACCCAGGCCACGTCTGGCAGTTGTATATCTTCCAACAAGGCTGGCTTTGGTATGGATGCGCCACCGGCTCCAGGGCCGTTGAGATTGATCGTACCACCTTTGAGTGCTAGACTTGATCCGCTGTCCCAGTTGCCAGATTCGCTCTTGATGCCCAGGCTACCAGATGCTGTCACACCAATCGTGCTTTCGCTGTACATGGATATGTTGGTTTTGCTGGCCAGGTCTAGAGATTCAACAGAATTGATTCTGACTGTTTTGCTTTTGATATTGATACTTTCACCAGCATACATGTTGATGTTTTTATCAGCATGTAAGTTTATTTCGCCTTGCGAACGCACGTTTACACTGTTGGTACTAAACAGATCTATGGTGCCTTCAGCTCCTAGCTCTACCCAAGTTTGTCCGTTGGCATGTAGTATATAAAAGAAGTTGCCGTCATCACTCATGGTGATCTGATGACCTTTACTGGATCTAATTCTCACCAGGTTGTCGAGACCTTCAAGGTCGCCATCATCCATGACAAGACTGTGTCCGCCACGTCGTGCCACAACCTTCACGCTTTCCAGTTTGGAATCTTTGTTTTCTACTGTTTTCTTGATCTGCTTGTCATTGTCGCCGCCTTGAAATACCGGTCGTCCTGGCGTTGAGATTCCAAATACTGCGCTGGGACTTTCTCGCTGACTATTGCTGGTAATAGGGCCACGCTCAGTGTCATTGATGACGCCTTGTTGCAGCATTACTCCAGCCAGATACGAGTGTACTGGTTTTGGCTGATTAAAAAATTGAGGATTGTTGTCAATCTCGTCGTTTTCGCTGTTGATTTCTGTTACCGGTAATTGCTTGGCGTTTTTAAAGTATTCTTTTTGTTCGGCATTTTGTGTGTCAAATTTCTTGCTGGCACCAATGGCTGGAATCATATGAGTGATGCCAGGGTCTGGCACACAACCCATGTAATAGCCTTGGTTGGGATCGCCTGCTACAAAAAAGCAAATGACCTGTGTGCCAATGTCAGGAGGAGTAAACCACATGCCGTAGCTTTGTGGGTTGCCTACAAACGTTCCTGTACCTTTATCTGTGCCGCTCTGCAATATTGATCCGTAAAATGGCGGAATATAGTTGACTGTGCGCCACAAGCTTTCATCGTCGGGATTGTCGCCTCCAAACTGTTCAATATAAACTTGTAAGCGTCCAGACCTTACGTTATCAACGTTGTTTTTGACTTCTCCGATGAATGGCCCAAACTCTGTGGGATTGCCGCCTCGGTCAAACTTGTAGTTTTTACTGCGGCCACGATTGCGTTGTATATTTTCTGACATTAGTAATCCTTGGCTCCGGTTTGAGGTGGTGTATTTACTGGGGCTCTTCTACCTCGTATAACACCTGTAGCAGCGCCTCCAGCATTGGTAGTTACAGTTCCAACTGGCTGACCTCCACTGGCTGGAGCACGATTGGTCAACGGTTGTGCTGTTTGCGGATTGACTCGGGCTGCTGGGGCAGTAGCAGGTGATCGAGGGGGAGCAGATTTTGGATCAATCGGAACTGTCTGGCGAGCACCATTTCTAGGCTGCACCGGTGTAGGTATTACAGCAGGGTTTGCTATTGCGCCTGGGTAAGTAGCAGCCGCAGGCCGTGGTGTGGTTGTAGCAGGTTCACCGTTGCGACCTTCGCTGGCATTGGAGTTGGGGCTGGGCGTCAATGTAGAAAATTCTTCGTATTCCGACGGAGCATCATTTTTCTTGATACCAGTAGACGGAAACTGCACCAGAAGTCCTTCGAGATCTTGTGTGAATCTTCCTTGTTTGAAATTGCTGGTCACGCTGACAGCACGAAAAATATTGCTCTGTGTGGGACCTGGGCCCAATGAGTCAACTTCGTTGGCACCGTTAGTTCGTTGATTGGGATTCATTAAACCTGTGGTCAAATCGTAATCAACTGGTTTGTTCCACCCAATTTCAAACAAGGGCTGTTGTATTTCGTAATTGATAGTGCCGTCGGGATAAAACGGACTGTAGTTGAAAGCACGTATGTTTCGATTTATTTCGCCCTGTGCTATCCACGCTGGGTCGCCTACAATAGATATTTTTACACGACTTAGGTCAGCAGGACTGTACAAGCTGGTGGCAGCATTGGCAGCAGGTTCGTTGATCTTTCCGTCTTGACCTTGATCACTTTCGCCGCTGCGAGTTTGATAAGACTTCTTAGGCAAGTCTCGCTGGTCTATGATAGGACCATTCTTGGGCGGTTGATTGCCGTTGACCACAATGTAAAAAAGATTATTGAAGTCTTGTTGGTAATCCAGTACTTCAACGTTTTCGCCTGTGAACCAATAGTAGTATTTTTTATGCGTACCGTTGTAGGGACTATCGTTGAAATATTCGCTCTTGAGGTCGTTGACCTTGTAGGGATTCACGCTGTAAGTTATCTTGTAAGCATAATCGTTACGCTCGGGATCGTACTTGATGGGCAAGGCCTGTACTCCGAT